ATCCAATATAGTTGATGAACCATTCTCTACCCATGCAGTAGCTATCTCGCCTTTATTTCTTACTACTGGGACAAACTCATATACAGGTTTATTGAATATAATATTTCCACCTGCATGACAACCTTGAGAACGAATAAAATGCTGAAGTTTTGGAACAAAATCAAGGTAAGTTTTATATCTTTCATAAAGCTCATATTGGGCTGGATTATTAGTTCTAAGATATTCAATGATTTTTTCCCAATCTTCTTCATCATCCGGGAAAGAAGCACAGAAATTATTACTATCCTTAAATGGAACTTCTTGTTTTCTAAGAATATCTTTTACTGCTGGTTTAATTCCTTCTTCTGTATATGTTCCAATATAGCATACGCATTCTTTTCCATATTTTTCTTGAAGATGTTGGAACACTCTATCTTTATTTAATCCAGATATATCAGAATCTATATCAAGTCCAGAAGAACCTACACCAAGAGATTGAATTTCAAGTGGCTTTTTCAAATCTACACTTTCAGTGACACCAAGTAAATATGGCAAAACATAAGCATCAGATATATTTCCTTTATATGATTTAATAGTATCAATCATATTAATACCATTATTATACGCTATTCTTGCCCTATATAATTCCTTAATTAATCTGTCTTTGTACTGAGGAAATTCTTTTAATTTTGGAGCACAAATAATTTTTAAATCTTCAAATGTAGTATCATTATTTTTTATCAAATCAGCATCTGCAATGTTATATCTATAAATAGCATCTGGAATACGCTCTTCTGAAATAAACCTATCAAAATAAAGGTTTAATTTAATTGGATCTACACAAAGACTTGTAATCCCCAAACACCCAGCGAGTAAGGAACCGCAACATGATCCTCGTCCCTTACCGCGTGGAATATTTTGGCTGTCACACCAATCCAAAATATCTTTAAGAACAAGAAAATACCTCATCATACCTTTTTTAATAATAATAGATATTTCCATTTTTAATCGTTCTACATATTCATTGGGGCATTCTTCGAGAGAAGATACACCAAAATGTTTAATTAATCCTGCCTCGCCAAGTTTTCTTATTTCATCTTCTTCATCAAATGCCATTCTTGGAAGTGATGAGGTTGTAGCAGGTTTATAGATATAATTACATTTGTCAGCAATCATAACTGAATTATTACACCATTCAATTATTTTCTCTTCTGGATAATTAAAACCAAGTTCTTTGTTAAGATAGAGATAATCTTCTATTCCTTTATAATAGATTGATTTACAAATATGCTGTGTTTCTTCTCCCATGCCATCTCTACTAATTTGAAAAGCCATTGATTGAATAGTCCAGTCATCTTTATTTATATAATGAGTATCACCAGTCATTACAATTGGAATACCATTTTTTGTTGCTTGATAAATAAGCCAGTCATTATATTTCTTTTGATCCAAATCATCATAAGAAACTTCATTTAACTGAACTTCTGCATACATTCTATTTGGAAAATGCATAATAAATTCTTGGAATAATTCTTCTGCTTTTTCTTTTTCACCTCTCTTCAAAAGATTGGCAAATGGCGAAGCAAGGCAGGCAGTTCCAAGCATAATTCCTTCATTGTGCTCAAACAATTCTTTAAATGAAATTCTTGGCTTATAATAAAAGTGTTCTTCATCTGAATTTGATAAATAATTTAATTTCATTAAATTATCCCAACCAGTTTTATTCATAGCAAGAAGAACTATATGATTATTTTTATCACGAATTCGCTTACCTTTTTCATCAAATCTTTGTAGTGCTTCAACTACATATCCTTCCATTCCAAGAATTGGTTTAATTCCTTTCTCCAACGCATACATTTGAAATCTTGGAATAGAATTAAAGTTTCCATGTTCTGTAATTGCTATTGCTTTATGTCCATATTCTATTGCTTTATCTATCAATTGCTCCGGTGTACATACAGCATCCATGGCTGAATATATAGAATGTACGTGCAGGTTAACATAATTTTCCAATTTTTGCTCCTTGTATTATTTTATCTACTATTTCAAAATTTTTCAATTTTTCTTTTTTTGTTCTTTTTTCTTTTATATGAAAAAGAACGATACCTTTTGATAGTGCTTTTATATCTTTTTGTTTATCATATTCTTCACTATCCTTATGCCAGTAAATACCATCATATTCAATACCTATGTTTAATTCTGGTATTAAAACATCTATTTCTTTTCCTTCCAAAATAGTTCTGTCATTTGGTACTATTTTCAATTCTGGATAGTTGTCCAGAATATATTTTCTTATTTCCAATTCTCCCTTGGATGATAACTTTCCTGGATTACATATAGGGCATAATATTTCGTGTTGACCATCAAAAAAATCTTTAAAAACATAATCACAACTACTACACTTAAAATTATATCTCTTCCAACTATGACCTCTTGTTTTCATTTTTCCTTTGTATTCATCAAGAAGAATAACATTTTTTAATTTTAAATTTTCTACTGCTTTTTTATATCTTATACTTTTTAAAGTTTTTTGTCTTTTTATATTTCCACAATTTGGACATCCGTTTATATCTAACTGATTTGGACTTTTTCTAAAATCAAATCCGCAAATATTACAATGAACTAAAATTTTTGTAATTGCATTTTTATATTTCTCTTTAAAATCCAAATCATTTCCATATTTATCATTCATTTTTTTTAAGAATTCATCCTGAGACAATCTTTGTTTTTGATGAATTGCTTCATTCCCGCATTTTGGACACCCGCTTATTTTGTGAGAATCAGGAACTTGTTCAAATATTCCGTGAATAGGACAAATTATTTTTACTTTTGTTTTAGCGTTTTTGTATTCGACTAATGAATAATCGTATTTATTGTTATGTTTTTCTTTAACAAAAGACAACCATTTTTGAAATCTGTCATTCACATCATTCAATTTTTACTCCTTAATTTTCTCATAGTATTTCTCATAGTATTTCTCATAGTATTCTTGTTCAAATATTTTAAATTTTTGATTTACAAAATATTCAAATTTACCTATTGTAAAAATAGTCCATTGTAAATTTTTTGATTGATACCAAAAAGTTTTTATAGAAGCTTCGCCAAATTCCGTATCAAGAGCTTTTTCAATATACTCTTCATAGTTATTAAAGCAACTATTAAGTCTAATAAATTCATCTATTAATTCTTTTGAATGAGTATCTACAAAATCTTTCTCTAATTGAGTATCAACTATATAATGTATTTGATCTGGTTTATCTGATTTTATTTTTATCATAATTAAAATATATCACGAATTTACTAAAAAGTCAATAAAACAGAAAGCCACTTGATTATTCAAGTGGTAAAAAATACTAATCATTGTATTTTATTCTTTCTATCATTTTTTCAATATACCATTTTGCTTTATTATATTCTTGAAGTATTTCATCTTTTTTACCAGAACGACAAAGATATTTTAAAGCGTTTCCTTTACAAAAGCCAATAAACTCATCTTTTGTCATCCAAGCCTTTAATACTTTAATACATTCATATTCTGTATCGCCACCATAATGAATTGGATGATTTACCATTTCTTTTTTTTCTTCTTCTACAGGTTCTGTTGGGTGTTCTTTATTTGCTGGCATTATTTCTATTTTGTCCACTTCTTCTTGTGAAATAGGTACTCGAATACGATTTTTTTCGATCTCTTGTGAAATAGGTACTCGAATACGATTTTTTTCGAATTCTTCTTGCGAAACTGTTAAAAAATTTTCTTCTGCTTTTTCTTCTGCTTTTTCTGCTTTTTCTGCTTTTTCTGTTTTTTCTGTTTTTTCTGTTTTTTCTGCTTTTTCTGCTTTTTCTTCTGCCATAATTAAATAGTATTGTTTATCACTATCTACAACTTCTTTTGGAATCTTATCTATACTTACATCTTCTAAAATAGAAATTTCTCCACTATCTTTTGTTGTTTTAACTGTAAAAGTGTTTCCAAAACGCCAATATTCTTTTTTCATATTTTTACCTCTTAAAATATTTTATATTTTTGCTTAAAAAAAGTCAACAAAAAAAGAGCGATTTTTTCGCTCTTTATGTTTATCTTGGTCTATATTTTATTTTTGAATTTTGTTTATTTAATCTATCAGACAGCTCTTTTTCTACATCCATTCTTTTTTTCCAATTTTTTAAATCATTCGGGTTTCCATTATCAAAATTAATATTATCAACTTTTTTATCATTTTTATCTATAAAGTTTCCACCAGTTATATATTCACTTTTTTTACCAGCCGCAATTCTAATTTTATCTTTTCTTAATTTTTCTATTCTGTTTTTTAGTATTTCAATCTTTTTTTGTTCTTTGGTATTTAATATTTCTTTTTCTAATTTTGATATTTCTTTTGAAAGAGTTTTTAAATCCTTATTTCTTTGTTTTGTAACATTAAACATTAGTTGACCAGAAGCTAATTTTATTGTTCCACCTTCTTCAGCAATTATATCTCCAAATTTCATATTTAATCCTCTTCTACTTCACTAATTATCTTTTTCAATTCTTCATCAAAGTCATCTTTTATCTCTACTTCTTTTTCTAAAAGTTTATTATTTCTACTGTCGTAAAATACAATTTGATATATATTTGAACCAGTTTCTAAAATCGTAAAATAATTATTATTTTTTATATTTTCATAACAATCTCTATCAAGATTAAATTTATAATTGTTATACATTTTAAACATATACTTTTTTATTCCTCCATTAAATAAGCAATATTTCCTATTGGGAGAATATCCCAAAGAGAATATTTATCAATCTCAGCTTTTTTTATTTTTTTTCTCTGTTTTTGCGCTTCTTTAAGCCATTTTGGTGTTATATTTTTTAAGCTCCAAAATCTTCTAAAATCTTCATCTCTTATTGAGGAAAACTTATAACATTTTTTTGGAATATGAAAAGATATAACCCATTCACCATAATTATCAAAAGACATACCATCTTTAAATTCTTTTTTTAAATGATTTAAAAATTCTTCTTTTGTAAATCCAACTATATCTGACCACCTAAACGGCCCGTTTTTTTTTATTGTATAAGATAAGCATTGTCTTATATTTCTATCTATAGCTACATTACCCATTAAAGTTAATCCCTTTTATATAATTAACTTTAAAAAGTATTACTTTCTTCTATTATACAGTTTTAATAACATTTTAACAGTATTATCAAAGTCTATTTTTTTTCTTTCTTCTTTAATAACATTTGGTATTACATTATATCTAAATTCATTTTTTACACTTATAATTATAAATCCATGGTAACTATTATAATCAAATTTAAAATAAGAAATAAAAGGCTCAATTCCTTTTATCATTTTTAAAATATTATTCTTCAAATTTATTTTTTTTTCAAGATATTTTCTAAAACATGATTTTACTAATTCTATTATTAAAGATTGATTTACATAATTAAGAACCGTTGAAGGTAGTTTTCCGATTTTCAATTTCTTTTCAAACTTATCAGGTGTATTTATAAGTTCATTAGAAATTGATCTTTCAAACCATTTATCTATATCAAAATAATAAATTGCCTGTTTAAAATCAAATTTATCTAAAGTTATAAACTGTCTGTCGTTTTTTAAAATCTTAGAATTTAAAATTTTTTTTATATCTTCTTTTGAGGGTTTGTCTTCTAATCCATATATATTTAAATTAAAAATCAAATATACATTTTTGTTTTTTATTTGAGTTTTATCATATTCTATATTAATTTCAAAATCGCGCTTCATATCATAATTAACTTTTATATTTGAAACCTTGATAGCTTCAAATTTATATATTTTTTCTCAACATCTTTAATTGGATTATTCCAATTTATTTTTAAACTTTTATCAAAATATTTATCATATAAAACATTTTTTTCTACATCATAGTATAATGCATCAATTGAAAGTCTCCAAGTTTCTTGAATCTCTTCAAAACTATCACAAGGTATTATATGATTTTTTAATTTCCAAATGTCAATCTCTATGTTGTTATATAGAAGTTTAATACCATAATACATATTAATTTTATATTCAATATTATTTGGTATAACAAATGAATTATTAACTATAACATCTATATCACGATAATCATTTTCAATTTCAGTTATATAACGAACAACACCACCAACTAAAAGTATATCTCTATTATCAAACGGAAGGTTATTTAATATTTCATTTAATCTTTTTTTATTAACATTCATAACAAAATTAAGGAGGCATAATGCCTCCTTTAAATTACTCCTCTTCTTTGATTACTGCTTTTATTGAATCTGCTTTACAGAGAATATAATAAACTTCTTCTGTTGGTTCTGGCTGAATTACTTGAGAATCATAATTATTGTAGACAACAGTATCTCCAATATCAAAACCATACTCTTCTTTCTTTACCTTGGAACCAATTGAATAAACTTTTGGCTGCTGAATTCGAAGTTTTCCACCTTTTGGATCATTAATTTTTTCAGATGTTTCATTAACGCCAGATGCTTCTCCACTAAGGACAATACCTCCTTCTGTTACAACCTCTTTTGTTTCCTCGGCAGGAACAGCTTTCAATACAACATAAACGCCAGTTGCTTTAATGTCTTTTATTTTCATTTTATTAACTCCTTTCTCTTTTATTCTAACAGAGAATTATTTTTTTGTCAAGAAGAGAAATACTCTTTACAAACTTTCAAACAAAGCTCAAACCTTTCTTTCGCAGCATATTTTGGAAGTTTATTTTTCCCATACAATCCATGTTTACTGTCAATTGGTGGAAATACATTATTTAAATAAAAATAACTGTTTTTATAGTTTGAATTCCAATTGTTTTCAAAATTATAAAAACTGTTTTTATTTTTTTTATTATATTCTCCATATCCAACATTGTATATTACATATTGTTCTATATAATTATTAGATACAGCTTCAAACTGTGAATAAAACCAAGTTCCTATTTCTATATTAATATCTATATGATATAAATCCATAAGAACATAATTTGTATTATTATATTTATTATAATCCATTAAAGCATACTTTGAAACTTGCATTAGACCTATACAGTTATAGCCAGAGCAAGCTTCTTTATTTACATTTCCTATTGTATCAATATTTATGTTTTTATTATTAAATTCACCACTTTCTGTTGCTATAATAGCATATATAACATATACTGGAATATTGTATTTTTTTGATGCTTTACTTATGCTTTCTGCCAATTCATAGGAAAACTCTTTTTTACAAAAATCAATGCTTTTTTGTAATGAACTGTTTTTATTTTCTTCTATTTTTTTTATTTCTTCTATATAACTAATTTCATTTATTTTTTCTTCTTTTAAACTTGATTTAAAAGCCAAAACTATCATAGAAAAAACAAACAAGCATATTGATAGATATGCTACAGTGTATAATGTTTTTTTCATATTTTCATTCATTTTTACTTTTTTAATGGAATACGCCAAATTAACTTTTTTTTAATGAATAAATTTTATCAAATAAATAAAATATTGTCAAGGTTTGATAAACTATAATGAAAATTAATATTAATTTAACACTATTACCAGAATATATAAGTTAAACTTTACAATGGAATATGTAGCTAGTATTTTAAATGGTAATAACGCGTCAATAGTATTATTAACAATATTAATAGTATTTATAATTCTCACAATTGGAGCAAAGTTTGGAATGTTTTCTTTCAAAGGAAAAGGGTTAAAAGTTGGCCATACCGAAGAAGACACAAGAGCTCTTCTTGTAAAACAAAAAGATTATGTAATAAGATATTGTAATCAAATAACAGAAAGAATATTGATTGATATGAATAAGCAAGGAATAAACCTTGAATATTTTAAAATAGATTATGTAGTTGAAAAAATGCTTGATGTTGTTTTAGGTTGGTTATTATTTAATCATGTAAGCACTGATAAAGATTATATGGAGCTTAAAGTAAGAGAAGCCGAAATGGTAGTATTTAAAAATGCAAGTAAAATAAATCACGAACTTCTTAAAGACGAAAAAGCTGAAAAATATTTTAAAAATATATGCAGAACTTTTACAGAAGAAATAATTGATGGTTTGCTTAAAATAAAAAAAACAGAAGGTTTCTAATTAGAGTAAAAAATCAGTATATCTAAAAAGTTAAAAGAGAAGTGATATACGCTTCTCTTTTTTAATGGAGAATTGTAATGTTTATAGAAGCAACAAAATATGATGATAAATATAATTTAAAAACAAATGTTATAACAACAACCGAACTAAGAGAAAAAGATATAGAACTTGAAAGTAGGTTGGAAACTGTTGAAGATGTAATCCCTCCAGATACATATCTTCAAGATAACTATTTAATAGCAAAAAAAGAACTTACACAGACATTAAAAAACTATGTCGATAACTGTAATAAATTAGCAGATCAATTAAGTTGCACATTTAGTGACACTTATTCATCTTCATTAAAAACTGAAATATCAGATTTAAAAATAAGCCAAAACAACAAAGTATCTGGCACAATTTCAAGTATTAATAGTGAATCTATTGGTGTTGCTAATGCTTCTAACAATATAAAAGCACAAGCAGAAACAGCTACAAACGAAATAACAGCAACTGGTTCTACAACTGGTATAAATAAACTGCAAGCAACAACAAAAAATATATTATCATCACCTATAACAGAATTTATAGTCAATGATGAAGTAAAAGCTTTTATAGATAGTGAAGGATTACATTCTAATATAGTTGGTGTTTCAGCTTCAGCAACAAAATTAGAAACAAAAAGAACCATAAATGGAACATTATTTGATGGAACAGAAAATATAACAACTGAATGTTGGGGTACCGAAAGACAAATTACTTTACAAGATAATGATGGAAGTAATAGCACGAATGTAAACACTAATGGTGGAAGTGACTTCACTATAAAATTGCCTTCTACCATAAAAGCTTCATTAACTGGTAATGCGACTTCAGCAACAAAATTAGAAACCAGCAGAACTATAAATGGAACATTGTTTAATGGAACAGAAAATATAACAACTGAATGCTGGGGAACTGAAAGGCAAATTACTTTACAGGATAACGACGGAAGTAATAGTACAAATGTAAGTACCAATGGTGGAAGTGATTTTACTATAAAATTGCCTTCTACTATAAAAGCTTCATTAACTGGTAATGCAGATACAACAACAAAATTAGAAACAAAAAGAACTATAAACGGAACATCATTTGATGGAACAGAAAACATAATAACTGAATGCTGGGGTACTGAAAGACAAATTACTTTACAAGACAGTGATGGAAGTAATAGTACGAATGTAAACACTAATGGTGGAAGTGATTTTATTATAAAATTACCACCTACTATAAAAGCTTCATTAACAGGAACAGCTGATTATGCCACAACATTAACAAATACACCAACAATACAAATAGGTTCTGATACAAACAAAATTACAATTACAGCTGGTGAAAAAACAAGTGATGAATTTACAGTTCCTTATTCAATAAATTCTACTTGTTTTGACGGAAAAACATATGAGCAGGTAAAAAACAATTTATTGTCAGACAATTCAGCTTCAGCAACAAAGTTAGAAACAAAAAGAACTATAAACGGAACATCATTTGATGGAACAGAAAACATAACAACTGAATGCTGGGGTACTGAAAGGAAAATTACTTTACAGGATAACGACGGAAGTAACAGCACAAATGTAAATACTAACGGTGGAAGTGATTTTACTATAAAACTTCCTTCTACTATAAAAGCTTCATTAACTGGTAATGCAGATACGGCAACTAATTCAACTTGTTTTGATGGTTGTACTTACACACAAGCTAAAACCGATATTCTTGCTGGTAAATCTTGTACTTCTTGTCTTGCTGACTGCTCCAAAAAAGTAATAACACCAGCAGTATCTGATGATAAAAAATATTTTATAACTCTTTCTGATGGAACTTCTGCCTCTACTTACAATAACTTAAAAACATCATCTACAAAAGAGTTAACATATAATCCTAATCTAGGTAAACTTGTAGTTCCAATAGTTGAAGCTACTAGTTGTGTTACTGTACCAGACTTAAATGTTTCAAATACAATTACTGGTAAAACAATAAATGCTAAAACAATAAATGTAGAAGAGAATGTAAATATTACTGGCAACTTAAATGTTACTGGTAAAGCCGTAATAACTCATACAGAAGAAGTAGTAACACCATCTGAAAATATTATTTTAAGAGAAGAAGCAACTACAGCTATATCTCCTGGAAAATATTCTGGATTAATTGTAAGTAATTATGACGGAAATAACAACAATCTTGAAGTTGGTGTTGACAAAGAAGGAACTTTAAAAATAGGAACTTGTTCTGATGATATGGAAGCTGTTGCAACAAGAGATTGTTCTAATAATATGGAGAATAATTATGTTGCAAAATGGAATTCAACAGATAAGAACTTAGTTACAAATGGCACAAGTTGCACACATGATTTATGTGTTAACGGTACTCTTAGTGTTTCTGGTGGAATTACTGGCGGTGTAACAGGAAATGCAAGTACAGCTTCTAAAATATGTGTTTCTTTAAAATCAGATTCTGTAAATTATCCTTTGATTTTCACAGAATATCAAGCAACACCTTCTGCTGGAAATAAATCCATCTTACAAGATTCTGCAAATAATTTATATTATAATCCTAGTACAAATACATTACAAACAACAAATATATATGGTTCTACAAGTGTTAAATCACCTCTTTTATCAACGCTTGATCCATCAGCAAATCAAACAAACAACCTTACATTTACAGCAAAATGTAAAAATGCATCAACAATAACAAGTTTCTCAATGTGCTTGTGTGGAAGTGATGGCATATTATACAATCCAAAAGGATTTAATGGAAATCTTACAGGTAATGCAGCAACTGCTACTAATTCAACTTGCTTTGGTGGCAAAACATATGCTCAAACAAAAGCTGATATTCTTACAGGTAATGCAGCAACTGCTACAACTGCCACTAATTCAACTTGTTTTAATGGTAAAACATATACTCAAGCAAAAACTGACATTCTTACAGGTAATGCAGCAACTGCTACAACTGCCACTAATTCAACTTGCTTTGGTGGTAAAACATATGCACAAGCTAAAACTGACATTCTTGCAGGCAATGCAGCAACCGCTACTAATTCAACTTGCTTTGGTGGTAAAACATATGCACAAGCTAAAACTGACATTCTTGCAGGCAATGCAGCAACCGCTACTAATTCAACTTGCTTTGGTGGTTGTACTTATGCTCAAGCAAAAGCTGACATTCAATCTGGATTAACTGGGTGTGAAGGAACCGTAACATCTGTCAATGTAAAAGTAAATGGAGTTACCGGAACAGCTATAACATCAAGTGGAACTATTGAACTAAACTGTGTCAAGCCACCAATAGATGTTACAAACCTAACAGCATCAGCAACTTATTATCCAACATTATCAGCAACAAACACTGCTGGATATAAGGTTATTTATACAGATGCCAATTATAAGTTTGATCCATATACAAATAAACTTACAACATGCTGTGCCGAATTAACAACTGCTTTAAAATCAACAGGTGATACAGAAATAAAGAAAATATACTCGATTTTCAAAGAGGACATGACAACAGCCTCTACTGTATATGATCTTAATTTATATGTAAGAAAAGGAACTTGTACTTCTTGTACAACATACAATACAAAAATATGTGGTAATGATGGCATATTGTATAGAAATACAACAGGAACAACTTGGTGTCCTTATTTATTGAATTGTGATACTGCTGCTAATTCAACTTGCTTTGGTGGTAAAACTTATACACAAGCAAAAACTGACATTCTTACAGGTAATGCGGCAACAGCTACTAATTCAACTTGCTTTGGTGGTAAAACATATACCCAAGCTAAAACCGATATTCTTTCAGGCAATGCAGCAACCGCTACTAATTCAACTTGTTTTGGTGGCAAAACTTATGCTCAGGCAAAAGCTGATATTCAATCTGGATTAACTGGATGCAAGGGAACAGTTATATCTATAAAATTAGGAGAAACCTCTTGTACAGCCGACGCAAGTGGTGTAGTAAGTTTACCTGCTTATCCTGATATAACTGGATTAACAAGTTGTAAAGGAACAGTAATTTCTATAAAATTAGGAGAAACCTCTTGTACAGCTAACGCAAGTGGTGTAGTAAGTTTACCTGCTTATCCTGATGTATCTAATTTTATTACAATGGATGATGTTGATGAATGTGGATATACTACTTGTACTGGAACAGTAAAATCAATTCAAATAGGAACTAATGCAGTTTGTTCACCAGATACTAATGGAAAAGTAACCATAGCAGTAGCTAATGATACAGCATTAAATTATTTAATATAAAAATAAAACCCTACAGAATATTCTGTAGGGTTTTTATATTAAAACTTTTTATGCAGCATTGTTAAATAAATAATCATCAACTTCTTTTAACAATTCTTCTGGCTTTATATATCTAATCGCAGAACCAGATGGGCCCAAGGCACTAAAATAAAGAATGTCATCTCTTCTGCATTCCTGAATTATATTGTAATTGTAAGCATAACCAAAAGAATCTGGTAATGAGTGTCCCCACAAAACAACAGTTTTCGTAATTCCTGCAACAAGATGCTGTAATGAAGAATCAATTGCAACAGCACCGGAACATTCTGGTAATTTTGCCAATTCATAATATGTAAGATATGGAACTACAAACTTCCAACAATTATCAAAAGCATAAGGTTCATTTGGCAATTGGTAAAGAACAACAGCAGTTTTTGGATGTTCTGCTTGAAATAATTTCACAAATTTTTTAGCAAAATCAATAGGATAGTGTCTTTTTAAAGGTTCATTTTGATAATCATAAGGAACCCTGCTCCAATCAAGAAACTGTTCTCCTTTTTCATTTGTTGAAACTGGTGGTTGTGTTAACGGCGATTGCCCACCACTAAATTGCATTATAACAAAATTTTCAAATCCTTTTTCTTTTATTTGTCTCGCTATTTCATTTGCTTTATCTTTTAAATCTGGATATTTATATGTATCAAAATTTGATGTCGTATCTGAGCCATTCTTATTGTTTTTTGTTGGAATACCAGCCGCTTTTCTCCAAGCATCAGCATAAGACAATTCCTTATAAATAAATTCCTGAGAATCATACATTCTTTCACAAATCAATCTGGCATTTTTTGATCTCGCATCAAATATGAAATCTCTAAGTTCGCCAGGTTTATAAACCAAATCAACTTCTGGTTTTGATTCAAATAAATCAAAGTATGGTGATAGTACTGCCACTATATCATATTTTTCCTTAAACTCTGGAATTATATGAGCTAAAGCAATATTAAAACCAGTGCCACCTTGACTATTAATATAAATAGCTTTTTCTTTCTTCATCTATCTCTCTCCTATGTTTCTATTATTTTTTTGAAAATACTGACCCAAGTAAGTATTTACTTTTTAAAAAAACCAGCATTATTAGCTGGTTTTTAATTTTATTTTTCTTCATTAAATTTCTTCTGCTGCATTAAGTATCCTTCTAACTCCCAAATTTTGTTATAAGCATTTTCATAAGAAATTTTTTCTCCTATCTCTTTAACAAAATTTTTTGGATCAACAACAGCCGCCTCACCTCTAACAGTAAAACCATTCTCAAGAGTGATTTCACAAACCATTGCTTTTCCAGACGGAAGAATTGTATAAGTCTTGCTTTTAATTTTTGAATTAATCAAATCTTCTGTTACTCTATAAGGACTAACCTTACCCTCTGCTGGAATATCTTTTTCTTCTACCATTTATTTCCTCCTAAAATTTTATATATTTCAAATCTTTTAATTCTTTATCTGCTAAATCTTTATAGAAAATATCGCCAACATTATTTTTTGCAATATCATAACATTTATTTGCTAATTTATATGCTGTTTTCCAAAATTTTGAATCACGAGCAAAATCTTTAACTTTTTGTTTTATATCAAGATAATCCTTTATTAATGCATTTTTAGCTTCTAAATTTCTATAATTATTAATAAAATATTGTTCAATATTTTTCTTAGAAATTACTAATTCATTTAATAATTTATTATATTCTTTTATGCACTCATCATATTTATATTTTATATAGTGATAATTTTGCATTAAAATATTATCTAATGTTGTTTCATACAATCCATCAATTTCTTTATTATTTGAAATAAACTTTTGACTATGCCATTTTGTCATATTTATTTACCAGCTCCTTTATTTTAACTAATTGAATATGTAGAAACTTTTATTATTGGAATTTCCTTTCCATATATTGGAGGCATCACTTTAAAGCCATCATCAGTTCTTACTATCCACCAATTTGTCATACCTGTTATACTTTTAACAAACTCTTTTGAGTCCTCTTCATCTCCAATTTCTTTAAATTTAAATCAAATAATTCCTTTGTTGTCATACTAACTCCAAAAGGAGGCTATTAGCCTCCTTTGTTTTTTATTCTATTCCAGCCTCTACTTCCATTGCAGTAAGCATATCTGATGTTGATACTTCTTCATCTTCATCATCTTTATCAGTTATTTCACTGGCATCGTTTACATTAAGAGATAATCTCTCTTGTTTGATTCTTTCCTCTGCTTTGTCCATAGCTTCTTGGAATTTCTCTATATATTCTTTTTCATTTTTCTTGAACAATTCTGGGAAATCTTTTTTAAAGAATGATATATCCTCTCCTTTTTCATTTACAAAAATTCCTGGAATTGAGTATCTTGTTCCATTCTTTTTACAAACTCCGAAATCATAAAGAAGCTGGAACAAGCCACTGTTTCTTGTCATACCATATGTGCAATCAAGGGTAATCCAGGCATTGCGACCCTCTGTTCCAAACCTACTCTTTTTGACTCTTGCTCGTATTGTTTTGATAGAATTACCAAGGGAAGTCTTTCTTCGCTCTTTCTCTGCTCGTAAATCAGCATCTGACATTTCTGGATTATCCTGAAGATTTGATAACATCAGAGTCAGAGAGGGATTATAAGCTACCGATTCGCCCCCTGAGACAATACCCTCTGTGTTATACTGATTGTTTAAATCAGTATAAATTTTTGCTGAACAAATCATAGTAGCATTTGTTTTCTTGATTACATTATCAAGAGCAAACAGATCATTAAGTAATTTCTGCGATTTTCCCATATCTTCTGTACCATTTAATTTCCTTACTGATTTTAAATTACTCAATGAATCCACAATAATTAAAACTCTTTCCTTGCTTCCAGAATATTCAAGAGCATAAAGCAGTTTCTTCAAGAAAGCAATCAATCCAATATGAATCTCGTAAGAATCAGTTTTAAGTTTCTGAGGAATTTCTGAATCTTTAATCTCCTCAATCTTCTGTTTTCCCTTATCATCAATTGTTACTTTATAACTGTCAAGAGTAGAAATAAGTTTGTAACTAACTTTATTAAGAGGAACATTAAGAAATTCAAGGAGCGATCTGCCATTACCACCACCTTCTGAATCGAGAATAATTACCCTGTCAATATTAGTATCTTTAGCAACAATACAAGGGATCATGGACTTTCCCACGCCGCTCTTACCAGCAAGAACAGAGATTTTTCCCTGTGGAAAAGCACCTGAAAAGTGCTTAGAGCACACGTAATTAAGGGCGTAATTCCCTGAATCACACCAATACTCTACATTATCATCTTCCTTGGAAAGATCTTCCAAGCCAAGGAACTCATCATTAATTAAATCGTCTATTGATTTTGCCATTTTATTAACTCCTTTTGCTAATTTTAAAACTTTATTTAATTTTTGTCAATAAATCTTTTATCAACTTAAAAGGATTATAATCTTCTTTTACTTCTTCCATTTTTGGTCTCTCTGGTTCCTTTATCTCATTTAAATTAATAAATGTTGGCTCTATAAAATCATATGATAATTCACAAATTATTTTATTTTTAACTGTTTTTAAATGTTTTATAAAGCAACCGCCAATATTAAATTTATCAAAAGTGCTAGAATACTCACTCTTAATACAATTCAATTGTTTTTCTATCTGAGGAACATCTATTTCTTCTCCTTCTTCAAACTCAATTAGAACTTTCATTTTTCTTTACCTCCTTTTTTGCTTTCTTTATTTTATCAAGAACTTGACCAGTCAAATCACCAGCGCCAATATAAAAATTATCGTGCTGACCGTGAATTAATTTAGGTATCATATCACACACTGATTTTACTACCGTTTCTATTACTGCTGAAATAAGAAGCAATAAAATCATACTTCCAACAAAATGCCAAAAACCGCTAAAAATAAAATTAATAATTTCCATAGAAATAATAGTAATAAATTAAAAAATAAAAGTCAATAAAAAAAGCCACTCATATGAGTGGCTTTAAGTTAATTATATGAAATATGTTGAAGCTTTAAAACTTGTTGGAATATTAGACGAGGAAACTGAAAAATCATATGCTGATGCTTTATATTCAAGAATTTTTAAAAAAGCAGCTCAGGAACATACTGATGGAAACAATAATGCTTATATAGCATTAAATACACTGAGAGCAAGTTTGGATGACAAAAAATATATAAATTCTGAAAGTAAAGAAGAGTTTAATAATGCGAAAGAATTTGCTAATGCTGTTTGCAATTATTATGCTACTAAATATCCAGAAAATTATAAGCTATATTCTATTCATATAAAAAATGCTGCGATAGATAGATATAACAGGCATTAATAATTCTCTTCAATAAATTTACAAATTTCCTGTGGTATTCCAAATAAACAATATTTTTTATTTTTATGTTTTTTCATATATTCAATTGAGTTTTCTAATGACAAGACTACATAACTTTTATCTCTCTTTCTTTCTTCTATAATTTGTTTTTCTTCTGGAATTGTAATATCAAATAAATCAGCTATATTACCAATATCATCATTCATTATTGAAACATAATAATTTTCTATCATAATAATTACTCCTTAATAATTAATACTTTTCTTTATTCTTATATCTTGCTTCAATAAATACTCTTTCATATCTTTTGGAATTTCTTCTAACAAACTATCATAAAAATTACAATTTGGATGTTTTACTAAATATTCTTTGATTTCTACTATATTTATCAAATCATACTTTTCATTATTTACAATAACAATTCTATTTTCTATTTCTTCTTTTGAAGGATTTTCAGCTGTCAAATAAATCCAATTATTCTCTACATAATTTGGTTCTTGTGTCATAAACCAGAAATCTATCATAATTACTCCTTAATAATTAAAATATTTAAATGTTTTAACAGACGCTTTAATTGGAATTCCTATATACTCATCTATATGTTGTAATTTATTATTTGGAAATCTTATATTGTAATTATCAACTGTTTTATTTATTTCTAATAATTTATGATAAATATCTCCTTTATCACCACTCCAAATACTGAGAATTTTATGACAAATTTTTCCTATAACATATTTATTTTCAACTTTTAGAGTTCCATCACTTAATTTAATTAAAACATCACAAGCACTTTCTTTCAAAGACCATATTTCTTTTATTAAAACTTTGTATGTATTTGCACCTGTATCATTCCAAGTTAATGGATTTCTTGTGTTATTTAAACGCTTTAAATCTTCATCTATTTTTTTAATAGCAGTATTAATTCTAATAGCTAAAGTTGGTAGATTGCCAACTTTTAATATTTCTTTTATATTTTCTTCTTCAAATATCATATTATTACCTTTATGCGTAATCAAAACTTGTTTCACTTATATCAATTTCACTACTGTCTTTGTTTTTTAAACTTGATATATATTCTATAATTTCATCTAAGTTTTTATCCAATTCCATTAAAAATAAAATATCATCTTTTTCCTCTTTTGTTTTTACTTCTTTTAATTTTTCTTCTAAAGATTTATAGCATTCTTCATCTGAAATATTTAAATCTTTTTTTATTTGACCACTTTCTACCCATTTCATTAATTCTTTCTGTTCTTTTAATTTTTCCTCAACAGTCATAAAATTCTCCTTTTTATTACCAATTATATTATTTTTTATTAAAATTTTCAAAACCAGAAAAATATTCATTTAAAATTTCATTTATATTTTCATATTCCCAAAATGGAATAATCAATAAATTAATTTTGTTATCTCTTGTGTATTTTCTTTTTAACCAGTCGTGATGTTTTTGTCTATGGAAACTATGTAAATCTTCGTGATATCCTTCTAAATACATATAATGTTGTCTTCCATTAAATTCTATCAGCAAATTATACTTCTCAACAAAAAAATCATAACTTAATTGATTTACATCTCTTAAATCATTATACTTATACTGATAGATATTCTCGATCCCTTTATCTTTTAACCAATTAAAAATCTTACTTTCTCCTGCTGACATATTACAGAAAGTGCAACCGTGTCCTTTCCAATGAACTTCTGGTTTTTGATAGAAATATTTCCCACATACTGGGCAACCTATTAAAACTTCTACATCTTTCCCTTTATATTCTACTTTTGAATAATCAAATATCTTTCCGTGTATTCTTTCACTTTTCTCAACAAACTGTTCTTTACTAAATATTCTTTGATTTCTTAAAATCAAGTTCCTACAATTTGGACAGCCTCTACCACACAAAAAATTATTTTTTAATATATTAAATTGCCGTCCGCATACATTGCAAAATACCAGCATATTTTCTTGTAATGTTCCGTCTGTAAATATTGGCTCGTAATAATCTTCTTCGTGATTTTTTGAGTATCTTAATTCTATATTATTGCTTCTTCTTTTTAATCCTGATATTAATTTGCCACAAGTTCCACAACCTTTACCAATAAGTAAATCGGCTGGTTTCTTCTCAAACCAGCCGTGTTCATTACATTTAACTCTTATTTTTGTTTTACTATTTATATAATTTACTTCTGAATAATCATATTCAGGAAATATCTTTTTTGCTTTTTCTATAAAGCTTTCTGTATTAAATTTAGTTCCTTTCATAATAAAAAAGGGAGCATTAAGCTCCCTGTATAAATTAGATCATATTTAACAAATCATCTATATTTGTATCATCAGCTTCTTCTTTGGTCTCTGTTGAAGGAGCTACTGAAACATCTGAATTACCTCCAAATGGATCAAGCGGATCTTTCTCTACAGATGCTGGAATTGTAGAAGCTGCTTCCTTCATCTCGTCTGTTGTTCCATTGAACATCTCATCAAGTGCTTTCTTCATCTCATCTGGTGAGACAAATTCAACAAGCTGAGAATAATCCATCTTTGGAAGTTCTGCCATTACTTTCTTCAGTTTCTCTACATCAGAGAAAATTGGTGTCTGTTTGATTGAAAGTGATGAACCTGAATAATCAGTATTTCTACCTGTACCCTTCTTCAAGAGATTGAAATCTCTACCTTCTTTAAGAGAAAGGAAATTACCTGCCTCGCCCATCTTTATCTGGTTGAAAAAGTATTCGTGAAGTTTTGTTCCGAATTCCCAGAATTCTGGCTTAGCCTCATCATCTGTACCATCTGCTGTTTTCTTACCTCTTACAATTACACGAGATACATATCTATCTTTTGCTCTCAAAGAGCCAGCTACTGCCCAGTCTTCTGTTCCTTTCTGTGAAGTACTATAAATCTGCTTTGATTTAGCGCAGAATGGACAAGGCTCTGCTTCGTGAATATTTCCATTCTTATCTTTCAGTGTTTGATTAAGACAGTAATAAGCTCTGTTGTTGACATAATGTAACTTCTGTTTCTGATAGAAAAGTTTTTCTCCGAACTGTTTCAAAGGGGTGATAATTCGAATTGGGTAATTACCTTCATTTGCAGGTTTCCAATAAGGTGATTTAAAAGTAGAAGCACTTGCTTCTTTTTCCATTTCTGCCTGAAGAGCAGTCATGTCTTCCAAAGTAAAATCATTATTCATAAATATATCTCCTACCTAAACTATTTGCTAATTTGCCAAATTCGGGCTTACTTGCTTGTTTAGGATTTTCTCCGCAATTATATAATTTAACTTGCTTTTTGTCAATCGAAATTTGACAATATACTTTTTCGCATCTTTTCCAGAGCCAGTCCTGTATATTAGTTTAGCTCTTAAAGCATTATAATTAATGAATTTATTTTCAAAAAAACAAATTGTATCTTTATCTTTTTTATATTGTTGAACATTTAATTCTTTTAAATGTTGTTTATTTTCTTTTCTATATGTTTTTATTTTATCAGTATTATTTTCTCTATATTCTTTTTCATATTGTTTTATTTCTTCTAAATGTTCTTTCCTATATTGTTTAGAAAGCAAAGAATAATATTCTTTATTTTTTAATCTATATTCTTTTAGTTTTTGTTTTCTATTCTCTTCTGAGTTTTCATATAATCTATGTCCTTCTCCTCCAAGAGTTATATTATATCCTTTTTGAACTGAGTTAAACTTTTTAATATAGAACATTTCTTTTTCATTTAATTCTTCTTGAGAGCACTCTTCTATTATTTCAAATTTGAAATTTTCAGTTCCATATTTAAGAAAGGCATTTTTTAATTTCTTTCCACAATTTCCTGCTTTTTCAGTATTCCATCTTAATTCAATCATTGAAGATTGGCCTATATAAATTTTATTATTTATTAAATTTGTAATTTTATAAATCCCGCAAGACATTTAATGATTTTAAAACTTTAGAAAAAAATTGTCAATTGAAATTTATTACTTTACAAAACCATTAAATGTTCCTTCATAGATTGTTTCATCTTTTACTAGTTTCCAATTTGTTATATAATTTGAATCTACTGGCTTATTTTTAAATGTTAAAGTAATATGTAGATTATCTTTTAATTGAAAAGGAACTTCTGAAATTATTTTTACCTTAACTGCTTCTGCTAAATCTGATACTCCATAAGCAACTACTTTAAATTTAACAATTGAACCATAATGGTTTGAATTAGCTTCTTTTGGAGCAAACTGTGTTGTTATATGATATAGTTTTGGCTTGTTTTCAAATACATCCTTTGAGTATTTTTTAACTATTTCATTTGGTATAGATATGTATTCATATATTACTTTTAACTCTTCTTTTATTACTTCTATAAATTTCATTTTTACCTCTAATCAAAAAGTGCTGTGTAATATTTTCAATAACGGAACCCAAAATACTTTTTTATTTTTAAATTTAAAAGCCATATTTTTTTAAAACTTGCTTCATATTTGGTAATGGTTTTTCTGAATGCTGTGGTAACTGAGCATTGGCAAGTTTTTGTTTGGCTTGTTTTATAAAATCTTTTGTATTAAGTTCTGTTGGAATTTTATACTTCCATTCTAAATGCTTTTGTTTTAAAAAGTCAAGATATTCATTGTTACCATTAATAGCATAGTCATCATCAGTGACTAAAAAGAAATTAACATTATATTTTTTTGCCAATTCTTTTACTTCATTAATAAAATTAATATCTATATTTTTATCAAGTTCTTTTTTAAAATCTTCTATTTTTTTCTGTGGCTGGTTTTCTTTATTATGTTTGTCAGCAGATGGTTGTGCTTTATCTATTGTTAAATTTTCCTCAAATAATTTGGTAAGCTTCAATTTTTTCTCCTGCTCTCTAGCTAATTATATTAATTAGTTTTATTAAGAATGGACTTTTTTGTCCTTGTAGAACACCAAATTTGTCCGTTCGGTTAAAACTGAAAAAGTCAAGAAAATTAATAATTAAAACACTTGAATTCTTCTGTTACAGTTGATGCTAGTTTTTTAACACCGTAATGTCCAGCAAAATGTCCACCGTATTGATTCAATAAATCAAGAGCGTAAGAAACTAACTGCTTTATATTCATATTGTTCTTCTCAAATTCATCGGTATATTGATTATAAAATCTCTCACAAATGTTTTTAACAGAATCTTCTTTGCCAGTTTTTATTCCTTTATCAAAAGCTTCGAGTAACATTGATGATAGGCTATTTCCATTTATTTTTATATCTTTCATTTTCTATCTCCTATAATATTAACTTAACCTATTTTCTCTTTTATTTTTTCTATTGTTTTATCTGTCAAGGAATGAGCTGCTTTACAAAATACAGTAGCATCAACTATTTTTTCAATTTTAGGATCTTTTTCCAATAATGATTTTAATACATAAATATCCTCACCATCAACTGGGTGTGATTTTTCATATAATCGTTTTGTTTCTTTAAATGCTTTCCAAGTAAAAGCATATTTATTATTATACTCATTCAAAAATAATTTAAAAAATACTACATTTGGAGAACTGTCGGCAGTATCAACTTTGCCATCGCTGTTTGTATCCACAACAAGCTTATTCATCTCATCAAACAAATCTCTTTTTACTTCTTCTCTGTCTTTTTTTATTATTTGTTTAAGTTCATTGTTTAAATCTTTATTAAATTCTTCAAGAGTTTCATTTCTTTTTGCTTCCCAGAAATTATCCCTGTTTTTTAAAATATACTCAGCAAACTTAACTATATCACTTTTTTCATCTTTCTCATCTTCTTTGGCTACTATCTTAAATAAAATACCATCGTTTGCCAAAGAAAAAATTCTTTTTGTCTCATCTAAATCAAGCAAATTCTCTTTTGCTTCTCTAATAACAGAATAAACGTCCATTCTCATATTATTAACTTAGGTATATGCTTAAAAATTTTTCAAGAAAAAATTAATAAATATTTGTATAAGCTAAAAGAAATTAAATACTTTAATAATTAAAAATTTTATTTTTTTCATAAAATCTAACTTCATATTGATTTTTTTTATTTGTTTCTTTTGAAAATTTACCATTTAAAGATTTATATAATTTTATAGCAGGAATATTATCTTTATCAACATAACAATAAATTAAGTCATATTTATCCTTATTTTTTTTTATAAAATTTTTTAAATATTTTTTAGCATATCCTTTTCTTCTAAATTTAGGAAATATCTCGAAGCTTCCAAAACCAATAGCATTTATATCATCATATATTGAAAATCCGATTTTACCTACTTTCTTGCCATCAAAAATTATATCTTTAAATTCATTTTTCATATAAATTAACTTAATAATTAAAGTATTTGAATTCTTCTACTATTGGTAAATCTTTCCAATATATTCCATCTACATCTTTCATTTGTTCTTGTTTTGTTATAACTATATTCGTAGAAGGCTCGAATGCTTTTTTCATATTAAATTTTTTTGTGTATCTGCCTTTCATATCAGAAACATTTTTAAACATTATTGCATCATAACCATTTGATTTAGCGGTTCTTACTATTTCATCTGTTGTTTTTCCATATTTATTTTTAGGTGGATTTGCCCAAGTTTTTCCTTTATAATCAAAAGTAAGTAAATTACATTTACTTAAATCAACATCTACAATTAACAAGCAGGCTTTTTCTTGTGCTGGATCTATATAAGAAATAGCAGCATCTTTATTCTGTGTTAACCAAAGTCCTGTTCCTGTTGAATGACCTTCTCCATTAAAATTTAATTTGCTTGTTCCACCGTGATAGAATTTCATTTATCTTCCTTTCTTTTTGGCATATCTTTTTCTATTGTTGTTAATCTTGCTTCATGTTCTCCAAGCCTTGTTCTGATGTCGTTTAACTGAATTTTCATTTCTTTTTGATTTTCAGCAGAAGTAATATTCTGCTGCATAATTTTATCAAGTTTTTCATCAAGCGTATTAGAACTTGCTATTGATTTATTTTCATTTACACCTACTTTTTCTTTTAAGTAAGAAACAGTTTCAAAAAATCTTCCCATTCTGAAACAAAGAGTACATAAAGTTATTATACCACCAAAACCTATAAAAGGCATTATTGTATTCCAATCCATATTATTTAACTTTTTGGCTTGACTAATTTTATAAAAAATGATTTAATTTTAAAAAAGGAGCTTTGTTTTGAATACAAAAGAAGATGTTTATAAATTAATGGGTGCTTCTAATCATTCTTTAACAAAAAGAGCAGAAGAAGATTATTACTCAACACCATCAATAGCAGTTGAAAAATTATTAGCAGAATTAGATAAATTAAAAATTAAGTTGCCAAATATAATTATAGAACCAAGTGTTGGTGATGGAGCAATTGCTTATCCTCTTAGCAAAAAAGGTCATACAATTATGGCTTTTGATATTGTAGATAGAGGATTTCCAAATACTAATGTATTTGATTGGTTGAAAGTATCGAGGCCTAATGTTGATAATTTGGCCGTTGTTGCTAATTTTCCATATAAAGATATTCAGAAACATACAGAGCATTCTTTGTCTGTTTTAAAAGATGGTGAGTATTTGATTTCTCTTGCTAAAATCCAGTTTCTTGAAGGAAAGGCAAGAAGAGAAATGTTTGATAAATTTCCTCCTAAATATGTATTGGTTTTTAGTGAAAGAATTAAATGTCTTGCTAACGGAGTAGATAATGGCGGTTCATCTGCTATCTGTTTCTGCTGGTATATTTTTGAGAAAGGCTATAATGGTATGCCAATGATTGATTGGATATAAAAACCCTCTTGCAGAGCAAGAGGGAGAAGAAAAGATGCGGGATTTATTCCCAAAAGGAGTTAATGTAATCTTTTTCGATTACATAATTAACTACATATATTGAAGAAAATGTTATTTTTTCAGTATACTTTTTA